ATCGAACCAGACCAGTCCAGAACAAAAATTAAGCCGTGATTCTTACCGTCAGCAAGAGTGGTAACTTTTTTAAAAAGGTCTTCGTTGTACTTGTAGGTATGAAGTTTGGTGCAGTCCAGAACTCCAGTACGAGCAGTAGAAGCACGTGCATAGGAGTCTGCAGCTTTCTTGCACTCAAACTCTTTGACCAGATAGTTGACTTCTTTCTGAGCGGACTTCTTGAACTCTACAAACTCCTTGTCAGGCTCACCAAAGATTTCTTCAGAAGTAAGTTCTTGTTCTTCCAACCAAGAACCCCAATACTCATCACACTTGGAATGAATCTCATTGTTAGAAACAATGATTTTGTTCAAGTCAAGTTTGGGAAGTTCCAGATAAACATTCTCTGGACCAGAGTTGTCGATGAGTTCTTTAAGAGACTCTTCAAGAGAATCTACAGTTTTCAACTCAGGGTCGTTGGTCCTACCATCACTAGTGGGAGTGTTGTCAGTTTTATTACTTTCACCATCATCAGAATCACCCTCCTCAAGACCAGATTCTGTCATACCAGAACCAGAGGATGAAGTGTTATTGGCCTCAAGATTGTCAATGTTAGTCTTGGTTTCTTCCTCTTGTTTCTTTTTACAGTACTTGTAGAGTTCTTCTGCTGCAATCAGAACATCAGCAAAGGTCTCAGTATTTGCAATCAAATTGATGATTTGAGTTTCTTCACCAGGTTCAATCGGAATGTTTACAAAGTTACCAATCTTGAACAACAGGTTTGCACGATCACCAAGATTAAAATTATTAATATCATCATCTTCAAGACAAAAGAAATCATCATCATTCAGTTCACGATATCCATTGTAGAAACTCTTAGAGAGTCCAGGATACCGACGTTTCATCAGTTTCTCAATACGTGCATCCTCAACGATGTTCACGAACTGGAGAGGAATCTTCACCGTCTCTAACCAGTTCTCATCGGGAGTATACAGTGCGTGACCGACCTCGTGACCCACCAGAAGGTCATACACAGTGTTACTGGCCTTATCCCACATAGGAAGGGTCAGAACGCGGGTGTGGACATTGAAACAAGCGGTCTCAACCTTCTTGTGTTCCACCACCAGATCCTCAGTGGCAAGGAGTTTAGCAAGTTGGGACTTGATTTCGTGGCGGACGGTCATCGGTCTGTTGCGTATGAACGTATCATACAAAAGAACCCCGCCTTTTGGGCGAGGTCACGTGACGCTTTTTGAACTGGGCCAATCGTGCTTTGGCTTGACGCAGTGCTTGCGGTTTAAGTTTTCGTTTCTGATCCTTCTTGGAGTGGTGTTGCCAGTTTGGAGTGTTCATTGTTCTGTGGTGTATCAGGACACCATACGCGAAAAACCCTTGACTTTTTCGAAACGTATGACACTTTCAAATTTGTCCTGGAGGCCGTCCTTGTGAGAGATGACAAAGATGTTTGCACCCTTGATGACGTATCGGATAATCTTCAGGAACTCATCAGTTCCAAATCCATCAAGAGAACTGTCAAACACTTCGTCCATAATCAGGAGGTTAGTATTCACTGAGTTTTTAAACCTGGCAACTTCCCTCCAAGTGAAGAGAAGAGCCAGGTCGATTCGCATTTTCTCACCTTCACTGAACGATGCGTAGGAGAAGTCTTCGTGAATAGGAGACTGCACCGTTTCGTTGAATTCCTCGTCAAGTTTGAAGTTGATGTAAAAATCCATCATCTGGAGGTACTTATTGACCTGTTGGTTAATAAGTGGGAGATACTTTTTGATGATCTTGGTTTTTACACCACCATCTTTGAGAAGGGAGTAAGCAAAGTCGTGATACTGTATGTTTTGTTTTTTCTCTCCTAGTGAATCGTAGGTTTCTCTTAAGTTGTCATTAAATTGGGCTAATTTCTCATGTTCAGAATTTCGGTTCTCAAGTTGTGCGGTAACAGTTTGAATTTCAGATTCAAGGTCTCTGACTTGTCGCTGATATCCAGAGATCTTAATATTGTTTTGAGAAATTTCATTAGTGAGTTTTGTAACCTCTTTGGAGAGTGAGAGAAATTGACGCTCTCTTTCCTCCTCTTTTTGAATTGCGTCTTCGAGTTCTTGGAACCCTGACTGTAACTCCCTTGCTTTATTTTGAGCGTCTGTAATTCTATTTAAGCGAAACTCTTCTTCTATCGTCTGTGTGCAAGTAGGGCAAACCGTATTCTCATTAAAGAACTTGTGTTCCTTAGTAATCGTAGATACTTTGTTTGAGATCTTACCCTTAAGGTTACCAAGTTTCTTCAGTTTAGCAGTGGCTCCAGAAAAATCTTCCATTGAAGAATTAAGTTCTTCAATCTTAGAATTGATGGACACACTCTCTTCAGAAGAGTCTTCTTGAAGTTTCAAGAGTTTATCAATCTTCGATTTCTTCTCTTTAATCGCATCCTTACCCCTCTTCTCAAGCTCTTCAATAAAGTTTTCTTGCATCTCAACTTTCTCCTTAAGTGAAGTCTTCTTGAGTTCGAGTGTGCGTACATCTTCTCTAATTAAACGAATTTTGTCTTTGATAATGCTATTCATTGCAGAGAAGATTTTAATGTCCAACAAATCTTCAATCACTTCTCTGCGACTAGAAACAGGCAGTTGCATAAAGGGAACAAAAGTCGATGAACCCAGAATCACGATCTGAGTGAAAGACTTATAGTTCATCTTCAGAACATTTTGTTCCAACCACTTCTGTTGAGTTCCCGCATCTGCAGCCTGATCAAGTGCTTGACCATTGCGGTGAATCTCAAAGATATTTGGTTTCATCCCACGACGAACCATCCACTCAGTTGAGTCTATCGAAAACTCAATCTCCACAAGACAGTCCTTCTCATTTGTAGAATTGAGAAGTTGTGGTTTATTGATTTTACGGAATGGTTTGTTGAACAGTACAAACGTCAATGCATCTAGAACAGTTGACTTACCTGCACCGTTGGTTCCAATAATTAAAGTAGTAGAGTCTTTATCCAGTTCAACTTCAGTCCACTGATTTCCTGTTGAAAGGAAGTTACGCCATTTTATCTGTTTGAAACAAATCATTATCTTTGGGAGGGACTATGATGTCGTCAGGGGTAATAACATTATACTCGTAATCGTATAATTCGCAAGCCTTTATGGCAGTCTCTTCATCAACTTCTACAACGCGCATCTCTGGATAATCTTCTTCTTCCAGTTGCATCGCATATCTAATCGCATCGTCTTCTTCCTCAAACATCAGAAGAATACGTTCACCCTCACTGTCTTCCAATGCATAAGCACCGTCTTCTTCAAATCCTTTGACAGTGAGAATGAACATTACTCAACCTCGCACGCTTCTTTATAGACCTCTTGAAGGATGTGTGTGATAACAGACTTATCCAAGTCTACCTCAGCTTCCTGAATATATCTATTCAAGATAGATATTGTGTCTTCAGATTCTTCAGCCTCAAACTCTTCATTCTCTGTCAGAACAAAGTTTTCAACTACTTTGAGTTCTGCAACATTTGAAGAATACAGTTTGTCAATAAACTTTTCAAACTGTTTTGCATCAGACTTCTTACGAACAATCACCTTCACGATCTTTTGTTCGTACTTAGTAGTATCTACCATCTGATAGGGAGTATCTTCATAGTAGATGTTCTGGAACATCTGGAAAGGATTGTTGACTGGAGTGTGTTCCAGAGTTTCTGTATCAAAGATATGGAAACCTCTGGTGTCATTCACATCATTCCAGTACATTTCATAGGGGTTACCTAGATAGAAGATTTTTCCGTTGTTTGATCGAGTGTGATAGTGTCCCGAGAAGACAGTTTGGAACTTCTCAAATAGTTCGCAGTCCATACCGTCTTCCATGACGTGGCCGCGATGAGCTCTGAATCCGTTAAGCTCAAGGTGCCCCATCGCACATACGCTACGTGAAGTTTTAATAGATGAGACAGTACTTTCAAAATTTTCATTATTGATCCAAGGAATAAAAAGTGTATTTAAATTACCGAGTTTGACTTCTGTTGCTTCTGGATAGACGTGTACATTATTATACTCCCTCAACAGAAGATCGACAGCGTTAACGTTATTGGTATTCTTATAATATGCAGTATGGTTACCAACAATAGTATGAACGTCTACACCCATATATTGAAGACGATCATAGTAATTATTCTTTGCCCAAGACAATGCAGCAAAGTCAATACCTTTACGACTATCAAAGGTATCACCCATATCTACAACGGTAGTAATACCTTCTTTCTCTAGAGTTGGAAAGAAAACTTCGTTATAGAATCTGAGAAAATAGTCGTGAAAGAGTTTGGAGTTTTTACGACAGCCAAAGTGTTGGTCTGTTATAATTGCAACTTTCACTGATAATACATCCTCGTTTGAACTGCATCTTTGATGCTATTATAGTCCGAACTTGAACCACCCATCATACCATCGTCAGAGAACACTTCATCATAACCTGACCTTTCAAGGATTTTGGTTTTGATTTCCAATTGTTTCTTTTCTTTCTGAATACGACGAAGAAAAGCGTAATGAATGATTTGAGTAAAGTAAGCAAATGGATTGGATGACTTCTCTGGATTGAAGTTGTTGATGTACTGAACGCAGTTTTCAATACCATCACAAATCATATCATCCTTGAACATATAGTTCACGAAGTTTGGTTTGTATGACAAGTGGGTGGCAATCTTCAGGAAACATTCACCAAGGTAATTTGTAATCCTTGGTTTGGGTTCTCCACGAATCTCAGCCAAGGCAACCTTTTCCTTGTACTCGATAATCGCAGCAAGGAATTCTTTGTTGTTTACGTAGTGTTCTGAACGTTTCCTAGTCCTTGGCATCAATACAGACATTTACTTTGTTTATCATTCATCACATTATTATACATCAATATCGTGGGCTTGACAAGACCCTAATATCTCTGTAGAATAACTCTGTTAAGGGTGAAAGAGACAAATTAGCTATTATTAAAGATCTTCTCTAGAGTAGCTCTTGCCTCTTTAACAGAGGATAAGTAACCCATCTTCTTAGTGATTTTGTTTTCTCTAGTGGGTTCTTCTTCATAATAATAAGCCAATACGAACTTGGTGTAGACCTTAGTGACTTCTTTGTCAAAGACCTCACTGATGGTGACTACCTTGTTCATATCCAGTATATATATGGTCTCTTTACCTGTCTTAATCCAGGGTTCTATCTTGACAAGATTGACACCTAGACTTCTGGAAGAGGTACTGTTCATTACAGCTGGACATTCAAGGAGAATTCTTTCTTCATCATCCAAATATGAAACTTTGGCGACGACCTCTTCTCCTGATATTAATTTAATAACTGCGAGGAATTCATCTGACATTGTTTTAACGGAATGGTGAGTATTTCATAGTTAAAGTTTTCTTCATTGTAGATTTTCACTCTTTCCATAAGATGTATTAGAGTATAATTTTTTGAAGAGTTGTAAGTAATATCATCCGCAATGTCATAAAGAGTAGCTTTGACTTTGTTGTCTCCTTTACGAAGTACTCTTCCGATAGATTGTAAATTGCGAACTCTTGATTTACTTGGAGAGGCAAAGATTACATTGTGAAGGTTTCTGATATTGATTCCAGTGGAGAAAGTGCCATAGGATGCAATGATGATTGCATTGTCTTCTTTTTCTGTAATGGCTCTGACTTCCTCTCTGTCCTCAGTATCTACACCTCCGTGAACGAAGAAACACTTGCGTTCTTCGCTTTTGAATTTATTTATCAGTTCGAATAATGGTAGTCCGTGAGCCTCCACACGACTGTAGAGAATCAAAGTGTTACCTTTTAAATCAAGTGCAAGATTCTTGATGAAGTTGTTTCTCTGTTCGTGATTGATTAGATACTGAATCTCATCCTCATAACTGTCAAACTTTCTTGCAGGATGTTTGAGAGTCAGAATCTTAATGTTGAGTTTGGATAGGTATCCTTTAGACATCAACTCATCAGTGCTGATAATCTTGTATGAGGGCCCGAATAAACCCTCTAGAACCCACTTGTGAGTCTGTGTACCATCCAAAGTACCTGTGAAGCCATAACGATACTTACAGTCTAAAAGTTTGGTCATAATACTGATCAGTGACTTTGACTTAAACAAGTGAGCTTCGTCACCAATCACAACATCAAATCTTTCAAAGAAAGGTTTCTCAAGTTTGTAGATTGATTGCCAAGTTGTGATGACCACTGGTTGATCTGTAACCTTTTCTCTTCCAGAATAGATCTTGTGACAATAGTTCTCTGCATCCCAACCATAGTCTTGGAAATCTTTGAACATCTGTTCAACCAGAGAAGTGGTCGGAACTACCAACAGAATGTTCTTTTGTTTTTCGACAAAGTATCTCACCAGAGAGTAAATCATCAAAGATTTACCTGATGCAGTGGGTGATATTAATAACTTACGATTGTTCTTCAGAGCGTCGTAGACACCCTTAATTTGATAGCCGCGTGGTTTGTGTACTGAGATACTTTTAATGTAGTCTGCAACCCCTTCTGGCGACACCATATCGTTCTCTTCGATAGGGAGTCCATAGAATTTGTTTCCTTCGAACTCATAGGTATATCCTTGTCTGTTGCAAAAGGATATGACTTTATCTACAAGTCCAACATAGATTTCATTTTT